AAATCAAAATATTAGTGGAATATCTTCATATAATTCTATAATATTGGTGAATAATATTTTTCAGAATCCCGAAGATGATTACAATTTATCTGAAATTTCATCCCAAACAAAATTAAATTTCACTGGAACCGCAACATCTACATTATATGATCCCAACAACTCAAGTGTTCCTAGGGGTGGTATTATCGTTTCTGTTGGTTCTAGTGGTGGATTTGGGTATCAGCCTCTAGTATCTGCGGGAGGAACTGCAATAGTTTCCATATCTGGAACAATACAGTCAATTAGTATTGGGAATAGTGGTTCTGGATACAGAACTGGAATTCAATCAATAGTGAGAGTAGGAGTTCAGTCATTTAGTTCAGAAACTCCAAAAATACAATATATTGGAACAGCAACAGTAACTAATGGAAATGTTGTGAGTATTGCAATCACAAATCCTGGGACTGGATATACATCATCAAATCCACCAAAAGTAGTTTTTGATGCTCCTTTATCATATTCAGATTTATCTTTAATTCATACTACGTCTAGTAGTGGTATTGGTTCTCAAGCAAAAATTGATATTGTAGTTGGTCAGGGGTCAAGTGTAATTGATTTTACGATTAAAAACTATGGATACTCATATCGTGTTGGAGATATCTTAACAGTTCAATCTGGTGGATTGGCTGGAATTCCTACCGATACATCAAAACCATTTAGTCAATTTTCAATTAGAGTTGATAGAGTTTATAACGATTCATTTAGTGGATGGTCTATTGGAGAACTTCAAAAATTAGATGATATTAGTTCTTTATTTGATGGAAATAGAAAAAAATTTCCTATTTCTGATAATGGAAACAGATTTGCAATCATTGCAAAGAAAAATTCAACCATAGATTTGAACTCAGTTCTTCTAATTTTTATAAATGATGTTCTACAAGAACCTGGGGTTTCTTACACTTTTAATGGGGGAAGTTATATAGAGTTTTCTGAAGCTCCTAAAAGTGGAAGTAAAAGTAAAATTATGTTTTACAAAGGAACCCCAAATGTTGATGTAATTTATACTGATATACTGGAGTCCATAAAAACTGGAGATGAATTGAGAATAAATTCAAATGATTTAAATTTATCTGAAGAAGAGCGTGCAGTAACTGATATTATACTTCCAGATACCGTAAATACAATCCCATATAATTCAATTGGAATTACGTCAGATTTAAATTTAATTAGACCAGTAAATTGGTGCAAGCAAAGAAATGACGCTGTGATTGATGGTGTCGTTGTTGGAAAAAGTAGGATTATATATGAGCCAAGTATTTTTCCTGTGTGTAATATAATTCAGTCTGTTGGAATTGGATCAACTCAAATTTTTGTTGATACTTTAAAAACTATATTTGATTCTAAAGCAGAAAATACAACAAGTGATATAATTTCTAAGGTAGAAATTATTGAAAATANTAATCAATCNGGTGCAATTGGAACTGCAATAGTATCTATTGCTGGAACTATTCAATCAATATCTATTATTGATGGTGGAGTTGGTTACACAACATCACCATCAATAACAATAGAAAATCCAATAGGAATAGGTACTACGGGAAAAGCATTAGCATACTCTAATATATCCATCAGTACAGTTTCATCTGTGATAATTTCATCTTCTGGATTTGGATATACATTCACAAATCCTCCTTTAGTTTTAATAGAACCTCCAAAATTAAAGAAAGAATTGATAAAAAATGTTTCTTATTCTGGAGATTTTGGTATTATATCTGGAATAAGAACAACTAATGTTGGATTTGCCTCAACTGGATTAATTTTTGANCTNTATATTCCACAGTCATATTTAAGAAACTCTTCAGTAGTAACTCCAACAATAACGCAAAGTCAAATAAAACAAGATTATTATCTCAAAGTTTCAAATACAAAAGTTGGGTTTGGGGTTACTTCTTTGAGAAGAAATGGATCAATTATAGGAATAGGAACAACTGGAATTGATAACATTTATCAAGTAATTTCCGTATCTTCTGCATCAACTGATGTATATGGAGTTGGAAATACTGCAGTAACAAGAGTTGTTGTTAGTGTTTCCAACTATAATGGATTAACAGGATTAGGTTTTAGTTCATATTATGGTGATTATAGTTGGGGATTAATAGAAACTAGTTCTGTTTCAAACCAATATACAGTAAATTCTAATTTCGGAGTAGTTGGTTTAAACAGTACTCCAATAGTTAGAAGATATAATCCTCTAAGATATTCTAATTATAACTCTATATAAAATAGAATAAATACAAATAAATTACAAAAGTAAATGTCAGCTATAATAACAGATCAATTTAGAATATTAAGTGCAGCAAATTTTATCACATCTATTGCATCCACTTCAAATTCTTATTATTCTTTTGTTGGTTTAACAAATGCTACCGATTACAGTTCTACTTGGGAGACAAATCCTTCTTCTCCAATAGATTCATTTGATAGTTATAATGATATTTGGGATACAGTTGTTGCATTGAAAAAAATTAATAATGATGATATCAGGCAAGTAGTAAAAAGAATTGAATGGCAATCTGGAACAACATATGATATGTATCGCCAGGATATTAGTGTAAATAGAGTTTCAAATGCTTCAAGTAGAACAAGTCTATATGAGTCTAATTTTTATGTAATGAATAGTGATTATAGGGTTTATATTTGTTTACATAATGGTAAAGACCCAGAAAATCCAAAAGGTAAACCTTCTTTGGATGAGCCATTATTCACTGATTTGGAACCAAGAAGTGCTGGATTAAGTGGTGATGGATATATATGGAAATATCTTTATACAATAAAACCAAATGATTTAATTAAATTTGATTCTTTGAATTTTATTCCTGTTCCTAAAGATTGGAATACAAATTTAGAAAACGCTTCTGTCAGAGAACATTCTGATGCGTCTAAGAGTGGACAATTAAAAGTAATAACAATTACAAATAGAGGAAGTGGCTTAGGAAATGCAAAAACTTACACTAATGTTCCAATTTTGGGTGATGGTTCAGGTGCTAAAGCAACAATAGTAGTTGGAAATGATTCCACAGTAGAGTCTATAGATGTAACAACTGGAGGAAGTGGATATACCTATGGAATTGTAGATTTAAATTCTGCTGGAATTACTGGAAATATTTTACCCACATTTGATGTGATTATTCCCCCTACTGGTGGGCACGGATTTGATATTTACCAAGAATTGGGGGCAAAAAATGTTTTAGTATATTCTAGAATTGAAAATGATGATTTAAATCCAGACTTTATAACTGGAAATAAAATAGCAAGAGTTGGTATAATAAAAAATCCAGTCTCTTATGGAACAACAACACTATTAAATCAACAAAAAGTAAGTAATACATATGCATTAAAAGTTGGTGTTGGATATAGTAATGCAACGTTTAATGCAAATTCAGTAATAACTCAAACAATTTCTACAGGCCAAACTGCTGTTGGTAAAGTAGTTTCATATGATAACAAAACTGGAGTTTTGAAATATTGGCAAGATAGGTCATTTGTTGGATTTACAAGTGGAACTAGTAATTTATCATTTACACCACAATATGGATATAATTTATATCGTTTTACTTCAAGTCCAGGAACTGGAGGTTCAAATATTATAGTAGGAACATCAAATAATCTTCCCATTGATACTTCATTCACTGGTATAAGTACAACTATAAATAATAGAACATATAATCTTGGTCAGTATTTTGAGAGTGGAATTTCATATCCAGAAGTAAAAAAATATTCTGGAGATATGATTTACATTGATAATAGACCATCTATTACTAGGTCATTAAACCAAAAAGAAGATATCAAAGTTATTTTGCAATTCTAATAAAAAATTATGTCACAAGAAACCAATCTTAATATAAATCCATATTTTGATGACTTTGATAAAAATAAAAATTATTATAGAGTTTTATTTAAGCCGGGTTATCCAATTCAGGCTAGAGAATTAACATCTTTACAATCAATTCTTCAAAATCAAATAGAACAATTTGGTTCCCATTTCTTCAAAGAAGGTGCAAGAGTAATTCCTGGACAATTGACATATATTAGTAATTTTTATGCAATAGAGATTAATAGTGAATATTCAGGAATTCCAGTATCTTTATATTTAAATAATTTAGAAGGATTAAAAATATATGGAAAAAATTCAGGAGTAAAAGCCAAGGTAGTTAAAGTAATAAGTGCAGATGAATCTGAAAGAGGAAATATAACCCTTTATGTTGATTATCTTGAATCATCTGAAAATGATTTAGCTCAAAGAGAATTTTCAGATGATGAGGTATTAATTTCAGAAACTCCAATTCAATTTGGAAATACTTTTATCAATGTGGATGAAGGTTTTGCATCTACTATCTCTACAAATTCAACTTCTGTTGGTTCTGCATTTGCATTATCAAATGGAGTTTATTTTTTAAGAGGAACTTTTGTCGAGGTTTCAGACCAAATTTTAATTTTAGATCAATATACCAATAAACCAAATTATAGAGTTGGTTTATTGGTAAATGAAGAACTTATTACATCAGATGATGATCAAGATTTAACAGATAATTCTCAAGGATATAATAATTACTCTGCCCCCGGAGCAGATAGACTAAAAATAACAGCATCATTAAATAAAAAAGATCTTAATAACTACGATAACCATAGTTTTGTTCAACTCGCAACCGTAAAAGATGGTGTTATTAGGGAGTTAAACAATAATACTGAATACAATATTATTGGAGATGAACTGGCAAAAAGAACTTTTGATGAATCTGGACATTATTATGTAAAATCATTTTCCACTTTATGTAAAGAGAGTTTAAATGATGGAATTGGGAATGATGGTATATTCAATGAAGGTGAATTAACATACAATGGATCAGTTCCTAGTGAAGATTTGGCAATCTATAAAATAAGTTCCGGAAAGGCTTATGTTAAGGGATATGAAGTAAGTTTTGATGGATCAACATTTTTAGATGTACCAAAACCAAGAACTACAAAAACAATAGAAAATCAAGCAGTAAATTTTAATTTTACTCCAACTCTATCAGTAAATAATATTACAGGCTCTCCTTTAATTGGATTTAATACAACTACAATTTTAAGTTTGAGGGATGAAAGAGTAGGAAGTAATGCAGGAATAGCTTCGGGGCAGGAAATTGGGTGTGCTAGAGTTTATGACTTTTCTTTGGAGCAGGGTGGTTATGATGTCAGTAATCTAGATATAAATCAATGGGATTTATCCCTATTTGATATACAAACATATTCAATAGCTGATTTAAATGAACCAGTAACACTTAATGTACCTACATTTATTCAAGGGGACTCAACAGGAGCAACTGGTTATTTAAGAAGTTCTGTAAGCAGTTCAAGTACGATTACAATTTATCAAATTAATGGTCAATTTTCACCCAAAGAAAATATTTCCTTTGGGTCAACAACAACTACAACAAATCAATCAAGATATATTACAAATATTAGAAATTATGGCATTTCTGATATAAAATCCGTTCATTCCACTGTAGGAACAGGAAAAACATTTAGTGCTGATACTATACAATCAGAGTCTTATTTTATAGGAATTGCTTCCATAAGTTCTTTTAGTGGAGGAATTTCAACAGTTACTGTAAATAATACAAATATTTCTGGAATTGTTACTTCAGGAAATCTTGTAAAATTTAGCCAATCTGGTATTTCTACAATTTCATATGCAAAGGTAGGAAGAGTTTTTTATAATACAAAACAATTTGAAATTTCATCCATACAAAATGTGCCAGGAGTTGTTAATGGAACACTCTCAGCATCACCAATTAATGTAACAGATTTATCAATATTATCAACAAAATTACAATCTAGTGGAAATAGTGAAAATGTATCTGGAAATAATAGTCTCTATAGCATCTTACCTAAACAAAATATAAGTTCTGTTGATTTTTCATCGTCTGAATTAATCATAAGAAGACAATTTGATAACGTTACAATTACAAGCAATTCTACAAATGTAATTTCAGCAGGTCAAAATAATACATTTTTACCATTTGATGAAGAGAGATATATCTTAATTAGAAGTGATGGTTCTTTAGAAACATTAACATCAGATAAATTTGAATTTCAATCTGGTTCTACCAATTTAAAAATAAACAACCTAGGTTCCAATGATACTGGAGCAACTTTAATTGCAACTTTAAAAAGATCAAAAATTACATCAAAATTAAAGAAAAAGAAAGTTGTAGATAGTATTATCATTAATAAATCATCAAGTCCTTCATCTGGAATAGGTCAATCTACATCAAATGATGGTTTAATTTATGGAAATTATCCATATGGAACTAGAGTTCAAGATAAAGAAATATGTTTAAATTATCCAGATGTAGGACTTCTTTATGGAATTTTTGAATCAAATGATATTTTAGATCCTAAAATACCTTCTGCAATCATAGGTTCTATGGACGGGCCTTCATCAAAGACAAATGACTTACTTATTGGTGAAATTGTAGTTGGAAACGTAAGTGGTGCAAAAGCTTTATATTCAGAAAGACTTAGTGATACATCAATAGGATTCATTTATTTGAATGACATTACATTTTTAAGTGGAGAAACTGTAAAATTTAAACAATCCAATGTAAATGGAATAATTTCTTCAATTGATCCTGGAAGTAAAAATGTAACAAAGAATTATAAGTTGATTACTGGACAAACACCAACTTACTATGATTATTCAAAAATTGTTAGAAATACTAACGAAAATGTTCAAAGAAAATTAAAAGTAGTATTTTCTAGAGGTTATTATGATGCATCAGATAGTGGTGATATTACCACTGTAAATTCTTATGGATCATTTAACTATAAATCAGAAATATTAAAAATTTCTGGTTGTAGAGTTACTGATATTGTAGATTTCAGACCAAGAGTTAGTGATTATTCAGTTTCTGAAGGAAACAGATCACCATTTGAATTTTCTGGAAGGACTTTCAATAGCTCTTTACATAGTGCAAAAGATGTTATTTGTGCAGATGAATCTTTAACTTTATCGTATTCATATTATCTACCAAGAATTGACAGAATTTATTTGACCAAAGATAAATCATTTACGATAAAATACGGAAGTCCATCGGATAATCCAACTCTACCAGAAGAAATTTCTGGTGCTATGAATATTGCAAACATATATCTTCCCGCATATCTATATGATACTTCTGATGCCAAGATTGAATTTATTCAACATAAAAGATATCAAATGAAGGATATTTTCAATCTTGAAAATAGAATCAAAAATCTTGAGTATTATACTTCTCTTTCATCATTAGAATCATCCACTCAAAATCTTTTTGTTGATGACGGAACTGGACTAAACAGATTTAAATCTGGATTCTATGTTGATAATTTTACTTCACTTTTAACACAAGATACATCTAATGGTGTTAAAAATAGTATTGATACAACTAAAGGTGAGCTTAGACCTTCACATTTTACATCTAATGTAAAATTAGAAATCGCCAATATTACAATTCCAGGAATTGGAGGCGCAACTCAATTAAATGATGATAAAAGATTCTCTAATATTGTCAGTTCCAATATAAAAAGAACTGGTGATACTATTTGTTTAGATTATAATGAAGTCTCTTGGTTAAAGCAGCCTTTTGCAACAAGAACTGAGAATGTTACTCCATTTTTAGTAAAGCTTTGGGAAGGATCTATTCAACTTAATCCCACAACAGATGTTTGGGTTGATACTAATAGGTTGCAGGTAAATAATATTGATGTAGAAGGTTCTTTCCTTGGAATTGCGGAAGCATTAAGAACTGAAATAAATACGGACCAAGATGGTCAAAGAATAGGAGTAAGCCCTGTAATTTGGAATTCTTGGGAAACTACAGGAATTGATGTTAATTTTACATCACAATCAAGCACAAGTTCATCATCCAATTTAAATACAAATTCTACAAATGGATTTAGGCAAGGTACTTTAGAAGAATTTAGGAATTTTAGATGGCC